AGTCCTTGTTTGTTGCTGGATGGCGACCGAGTATCGGGTGGGTGTGTTCGCTGGGCTTACTCTACAATACCATTATCGCCAACATTCTAGGCATCTGGGTAGACCTACCTGAAATAGATACAACGCTGCTCGTTCCCGTTATGATGGGGATGCTCGGCTTGGGCGCAATGAGAAGCTATGAGAAGGTTAACTCCGTAGCTAGGGAGAGGTAATGAGCGATTTAATTAGTATGCTTAAACGCCACGAAGGTGTGCGGTCTAAGGTTTATATGTGCTCCGCAAATTATGAAACAATTGCTGTGGGCCGAAACATTAGCGAGTCCGGTCTGGGCCTTTCTGATGATGAGATTGACTATTTACTAGCCAATGACATTAAGCGTGTGCGAGAAGAGCTTACCGATTGTTACTTCTGGTTCCCTGCAATGAACGAGGCGCGTCAAGACGCCTTGGTAGACATCTCATTCAACCTCGGACAAACACGTTTGCGAGGCTTTGTTAAGGCTCTTACCGCTATGTCTCGCGAACAATTTGACGTTGCCGCTGACGAATTCATGGACAGTAAGTGGAGTCAACAGGTAGGCAATAGGGCTGTCGAAGTAACTGAAATGATAAGAACAGGCGAGTATCAGTAATGGCGTTATTTAATTCTAATATGCAGTCAGGGCCGCAAGCTCAACAACTAGGGTTTGCTCCGCAAGCGGTTCAAGCACCTTCTTTTGCTCCACCAACGGTTCCTACTGGTTATGGACAGATGCAAGGGCAGCCCTTGTTGTCAAGGAACCCTAACTACGGGGTAGCCAGCGGCATAGCGGCGCTTTTGGGAGGTCAAAACCCAATGGGCGCACCTCAAGCTGGAGCTTTGCTAACTCCTCAGCAAGCGTCGCCTAATGCAATGGAGGGTATAAACCCTCTAACCGGTCAGCCTTTTCAGGTTTTTGATAGCGGCGTTAGAGATCAGATTGTTACGCAAGAGCAGCAAGCTCAAAAAGATATGCTTGAAGCGGCGCAAAAAACTCAAGCTGAGGAGCAGGCAGCAACACAAGCCGCTCAAACAGCCTTGGGTGGTTACGGCATGACTGGTACGGAAGCAGATAGACGCTTTCAGATATATGCAGCAGACAATAATTTAGAGTTGGATGAAAACAACAAACCAATATTCGACAACGAAAACAAAGAGGGTTTAAACGCTCTTTACGATCAAGGGTATAGAGGAACTTCTACAATACGCTATTCTCAAGAAGAACTAGCCGCTAAAGCAGCAGAAAATGAGGCTGCTAAAACTCCAGAGCAAAAAGCGCAAGAAGCGATGGTTGCTGAGGCCGCGAAGCCCCGTGATGTTAAAAGAGCGCAAATGAGTGAGGCGCAGTTTAGGGCGGCGTATAACGAAGGCCTTGTAGACCCGGATGACGATGTATTTGAAGATACAGAAGGTCGATTTGGTGAGGCTGGTGTTTTTTATAGCCTGACAGAACCGGATAATCTGGTATATACACCAAGCACTTCTGGTGGGCAAGGCGGCATAGCCTCTATGATGCAAAATGCGCCGTTAAGAACAGGCGCTCCTGCTCCTACCTCCACACAAGCTACCTTTGATCCGGGCGTTGGCGGCGAAGGCAGTGCAGGTTTTGGAAGGGATTATGCCCAAGAACAGCGAGATATATTGAATGGTTTTTTTGGTGGTAACGCAATACTTCCCGGAGATCCCGGTTATGAAGCTGCATTAGCGGAAGCAGGGCCAGCGTCTGGCGGCTTGTTTAGTGGTGGAGGAAACCTTACCCCAGAGCAAATAGAAAGAATAAAAGCGGCTCAAGCAGCTAATCCGGGCGGCGGATTTCTTGGTAAAATTAGGGCTGGCAGTGGATCTGGTGCTCCTGCTGGCAAATTCCAAGAAACTCTTTTGAGTGGGGCGGGAAACATACCCCCAAAACCCAACACAACTAAAATGACAAATAACAGAACGCCAAAAAAAGTTACCGCTCAAGACATTCAACGGGCTATGAGCCGAATGGATTTTGGGGGAATGTTTTAGGGATGGCTCTTTCTAAGATAAATTTTGCTCCCGGAGTAAATAAAGAAGGAACCGAATATTCTGCTGATTCGGGGTGGTTTGACTCTGACAAGGTGAGGTTCAGGAAAGGACGCCCAGAAAAAATAGGCGGCTGGACTAAGTTTTCAGAGACATCATTCTTAGGGGTTTGCAGGTCAATACTTGACTGGGCATCATTAGAGTCTATTAGATACATAGGCCTTGGCACCCATTTAAAGTTCTATGTTGTCTCTGGTGATCTGTTCAACGACATAACGCCAATCAGATTAACTTCTGGCGCTGGTGACCCCACCTTTGCAGCAGCCAACGGGTCATCAACAATCACCGTTACTGAGAACGCACACGGCGCAGTGGTCAACGACTTTGTCACTTTCACAGACGCAGCGTCACTGGGCGGCACTATAATTGCGGCGGTTTTGAATCAGGAGTATCAGGTTGCTTCTGTGCCTACAACCAACACGTTTACCATTGTAGCGAAGGATACTAGCGGTGTAACTGTAACTGCTAACGGAAGCGACACAGGGAACGGCGGCAGTTCAACGGTAGCGGCCTATCAGATCAATACTGGCACCAACTCTTTCGCCACAGGCACTGGCTGGAGTACAGCAGGATGGGGTGTAACCGCCTTTGGTAGCGTAAGTAGTCTTTCTTCAGCGGGTCAGCTAAGGCTTTTCAGCCAAGATGTTTTTGGAGAAGATCTGGTTTTTAATCCTCGCGGCGGCGGTATTTATTACTGGGATGAGTCGGCTGGAACTGGAAGCAGGGGTGTGAATATTACCTCTCTTTCAGGAGCGTCTAATGCGCCGACAATAGCATTACAGGTAATGGTTAGTGATATAGACCAGCACGTTATTGCTTTTGGTACAAACCCCATAGGGTCGAGTGCTATTGATCCATTGTTTGTCAGATTTTCTGATCAAGAAAACGCTGCTGACTGGACGCCAACAGCAACAAATACGGCTGGTGGTGTGAGGATTAACTCTGGCTCACAAATCATTGGTGCGGTTCAGGGCAGGCAAGAAATCATAATATTTACCGATGTGAGTGTTCACTCCATGCGGTTTATTGGCGCTCCATTTACTTTTCAGTTTCAAACAATAAGCTCAGATGTATCAATGATAAGTCCTAACGCAGCGGTTAACGCTAGAGGGTCTATATACTTCATGGATAAGGGTGGGTTTTATGTCTACAACGGGTCTGTACAACCACTACCCTGCTCGGTTAAAGAGTTTGTTTTTTCTAATTTAAATGTAGATCAGGCGTTCAAAGTGTTTGCTGCGGAAAACAATGCGTTTTCTGAGGTAACTTGGTTCTATCCAGTAGGCACTGGTGATACTGAGGTTACTAATTATGTAACCTTTAACTATGCAGAAAACCTCTGGAGTGTAGGCACCCTTGTTCGCGGAGCTTGGCGTGGAGCAGGTACAAGAAACAACCCATTAGCAAGCTCAATTATTACAAGCACTAACGCAAACTACCTGTATTCTCACGAAGACGGCTTTGACGATGACGGGTCTGCAATGACAGCGTTCATAGAAAGCGGAGACCTTGAGATGGATGACGGCGAAAGGTTTATGCTTATCAGAAGAATAATTCCCGACTTTGCTTTCAGTGGGACAACGGGTGATGCGTCAATAGATATGACGATTAAAGGTAAAGACTTCCCGCTACAAGACGCAAGCACCTTGTCATCATCGACGGTAACTTCTTCAACACTGCAAAATCATATTAGAGTAAGATCTAGAAGCCCTATTGTAAGGCTAGAAAGCACTGGTGTTGGATATGGTTGGAGGCTTGGTAATCTAAGGTTTGATATAAGAACGGACGGAAAACGCTAATGTCTGGAACTAGAACAACCCCATTACCTATACCTAGACCTGATTATGATCAGCAAGAAGAGGCTTCGACAAGAAGAATTCTTGAATTAGCTATAGATCAGATAGAAAACGACATTGTATTAGCAAAGAGTCAGGGCGATAAAACGGGTTCATTGGCTATGCGTAGGTTTCAGTTTCTACTTATGGGTGCTTCGTGACAGACGCAATAAAAGTACTTGGGCAGCTAGACCCTAGTGCAACAACAACGACTGTTTTGTACACAGTGCCTAACTTAGCGCAAACAACAGTTAGCTCGCTGGTAATATGCAATAGGTCTGGGTCTGCAATTACATTTAGAGTCAGCGTTCATGTTGCTAACGCTTCAGCCGATGACAAACAATTTCTTTTTTTTGATGAATCTTTAGCTGCTACAACGACAAGGACTGTTGTGATTGGAATGTGCCTTTCTCAGTCGGATGTGCTGAAAGTTTATGTAAGTGCCGCTAACGTCAGTTTTAACCTATTTGGTGTGGAGACAACCTAATGAATTATATGAACGGACAACTACAGCCAGCGCCGTTACAACCTCAAGCTGAGCAAATGTCTCAGTACGGCAGGTATGGCGATAACATGATGGTTCACATGAACCCGGCTGAAGTTCAAGCCATGTCATCAATGGTTCCCGGTGGGTTAACAACCAACCCTGTTACGGGGCAGCCAGAGGCGTTTGCGTTCCTTATACCTATGTTAGCCAGTATGTTTGCCCCTGCGGGATTTACAGCGGCTGCTGGAGCATTAGGCGCAGGAGCAACTGCTGGTAGCTTAGCGGCGGGGGCAAGTGGAATATTAGGCACTATCGGCGCTAACTCTGCATTGGCAAGTGGTATTGCTTCTGGCCTTGCTACAACCGCTATGACTGGCGATCTCAAGAAAGGTCTTGCGTCTGGTCTTACAAGTTTTGGTCTTGGAACTGCCTTAGGTGCGGGTAAGGACGTTACCAGTGGTGTTGCAGAAGCACAGGCAGGCTTGGCTGATGCAACTTCTGCTTTAGAAGCTGGTCAAAACATTGCAGCGGCAGAAGCAGTTAAAGCTGGAACTGCGATTCCCACATCAGTGACTAATGATGCTTTGATGCAGCTATCAGAGCAAGCAGGTCAGTCTACGGTTGATCTTGCTCAAACAGGAGCAAGGTTTGCCGAGAAAGGCTTTGGTGAGCAAGTTATGGCTCCATTCGCAAGTAAAGACGCCTTAGCCGCAACAGGTAAGGGATTGCTTAGTAAAGGAGCTATACTTCCAGTAGCTATTGGCGGTGGTATGCAAGGCCAGATAGAGATGGAAGAAGGGTACGAGCAAATGTATCGCGACAGAGAGGCTGATAAGAAAGCCGAATTAGACAAAGCTTATGGGTTGCTTGGTGAATCTTTAGCTTATG